ATCTTTTTACAAAAGTAGCAATAATATTTTTAATAAAATCAACTACCCTACCAATTAATGATTTTATTTTATCTATAATACCTAATATTCCACCCTTATCTTCTTCTTCATCGAGAGGTTTTGCTAGTATTGTATCCTCTAATGATGCAAATGGTTTCTTCTTTCTTTCTTCTTTCTTCTTTCTACCAGATATAGATTTAACAATCTTAGAGAGAGTTTGCTTCATCAAATTGGTGTCTCTCTGAATCAAATTCAAAGATTCATTATTTTTGGCTATAGTTTTGGTATTCTTTTCTATTGAAAGAAACAAAGGTTTTAATGAATCAACAGAACCACCTGCAGCAAGACCAGGTTTAGTACCAGGTGTTGTAGCATCAGTCTTTTCAGAAACAAGGTCTTTTGATCTATAAGCTTTAAGTTGTGGAAATAAAGATGTTATTAATCCATCTTGTTTAAAGATATTTCTTGGATCAAATTTCTCTTTTAATCTTTCTTTAAAACCACCAGCCAAAGAACTAGCAACACCCTTACCAGATTCACGGCGAGCTCTGACAATATCTGTTAATCTACCTGTTGCCATTTCCTATCTTCTTTGGTTAGCAGCTTTAATTTTCTCATTTTCTTCTTCAAGATATCGTATTAGCATATTCACATAGATATCTTTTTCCCAAGGAATCATATTCTCCAACTCTGTCAAACTGTACTTGTGATGTTGCATCAGAGCAAAGTTGGTTGTATAATGATTCGCAAGGCTATCATAACGAAATATTAACCGAAAAAATTTTGTATGCCTTCTACTTCAATCTTTTCTTCATACTTGCATTTACCACATTTAAAATCTAAAGTCTTTTTCATCTTTGGCATAGTATCAAAGAATTGTTTAATGTTTTCTAAATCCTTTGATTGTAATGTTTCTAGGAAATCAACCAACTCTTCCTTCGTGCTATCTTTAGCATAGTACATTTTATCATCATCATAAATGTAATCAATACAGCTAGCAATCATACTGATAACTGAATCAATATCTTCACCGCCTGGAGAATCCTTGATAACATCCATCTTTGGATATTTCATAACCATACCAAGTTTACTGTTAATTTCAATCTTATTAGAGTGTTTAACATCAACCTCTGGTACAACGGTCAATACATTCAATTCGATACCAACTTGATTACCGCACTTGTGTTCTCTCCCATCTTCTTCAACCACATTGTTGTTACACTTATAATTTAAGGTAACAATTTCACCAATGGATCTAGCTCTTAAATTTAAAAACAATAATTCAATATCAAACAATGGCAATGAATCAAGGTCAATATCATCTAGTACACAGTTATTTAAAACTTGTTTGATTGTTGTAATCGTTGATTGTGGATCATCCGATTCACCTGTTATAAGAAATAGTTTTTCTTCTTTAACGGTGAACGGTCTAAACTTTACTTTTTTGCCTGTAGAAAATAGTTTCACATCAAAAATAGGTACGTCAATTTTAGGTAGCATTATAACCTCATTTGGTAAAAAATATTAATAAAATTCAAGTTACTTTTATATCAGATGTGTATTTTTGATATAAGAAGGTTACTGTCAATCTTTGAAATCCATCGTCACCCCAAGACAATTGTTGTGGTGCTATACTTGTTGGAAAAGCATCAATAAGTTTTGCTGTATAGATTGGCTTTTCAGTCAAATCATATTGAGTAACCACTATGTTTGTTAAATATTTACTGTTATTACCTTTTGGAAATCTGACATTATTTGTTGTTGGTGATATAGCTGAATCCATCCACAAATCAAATATCAGACGTTCGGTATGTGCATTCGTACACAAAAAGGTCAATGAAATATTTTGATATGTTGTTAAGTAAGGTACATTATATCCAGGACCATATATTCTAACATTTTCAGTTGTAAAAGATTTACCAGGCATCTCAGCTGACTCACATAGCATTGACAACGGTTCAATATAATTACGATATGGAGCACCCAAGACTGAAAAAATTGGTGGTGGGAAAATCCTCACATCGTATAGACTATTTTTAGCAGGTCCACGACTGCCATTTATTTCCGATAAAAACTTATTTGGGGAAAATAGATTGTCCGCCATTAGAATTGTTTCCTAGATTCTGCCCATACTTTTTCATTAGAAGCACCAACAAAATTATTACCTGGAATAAGCGCTGCTATATCCCACTCGTTGGCTGTTATTTCTAGAAAACGACTTTCTACATGGGCGAATAGATATCGTTTAATACATGGCGTGGCTTGATATGCTGCACCAGTTCTTCTTAAAAGGTCATAACTTAAACGTAATTTGGTTGTAGCATCATATTTGGAATTGTTTGCAAATTCACTTAGTTCATCTAAAAGAAGTATACGTTGCTTTGGGTGAATATAGTGCAAATTCAACCCTAAAAAACCGTCTCGGTATTGTTCTATTGGGATTACCAATGGGAACCTATCGTAATATGGCAACGATTCCTTCGTCTTTGGATCATAATAGTAAAAGTACATACGACCTATGATAGTCGTGTCTCTCGTGCGTCCCTTGTCGTTTAGGAGTGATTGGCGAGACGGTTTCAAGTTGTTAATCTTAGCCCTTAACCAGGCTCTTGCCTGATTTGTTCTAGGTTGCAACCCTGCCTTGGCAAGTTGCTCATTTATTCTTTTTAGTAAGTATGCCATGTTCTATTTATACTTCAAATAATAAACCCATCATTGCCTTCTTGGACTGATACCGGCTGTATAAGTAGCGGTGTCCCTTTTTGAAGTTTAGATACCAAGATGCTTCTCCGTTAGTACCAAAAACTTCCATCCATGTTCCTGGCAGAAGATATCAGCTGCTCTCCACTTCTCCTGATTGACAGCATATGTTGCAGCTTCTTGTAGATATCTTTTAGTTTTCCTCTTTTGAGTAGGCATCTTAGTTTGTGAATCCGGCTTAACCTCAATCACATAAGTCATCACCAATCCATCCTTTTGCTTCATTTTGGCAATAAAGTCAGGAAAGTATCTGTGCATTTTGTTGTCCACAGGACTTCTATAGGGAATTATAAGTTCCTCCGAGTTCCACCATATCACTCTTGGGTGCTCATCTAACCACTTCATCACTTTCAGTTCCCATGAGGAACGATAGATGATATTGGTGGAATCACCATTATATTTCTTTGGATTCTTTGGTTTGAAGAATCCTTTGGAAGTTTTGCCGAATGTCATATAAATATATAGATATCATTCCAACACGGTAGGTCAAAGATGCCTTTCTTTCAAGATTTAGAAATTATTAGAAACAGTGTAAATTCCAGAAATACTCGTGGGCGTTTCAATCGTTCAGACAATGGCCGCACAAGCGGTAATAGTCAATATAATGTCAACACTTTGCAATTTCCTTTAGACATTGGAAGTGCTGACAAAGGACATTATTTGATGTTCAATGTTAACGCACAAAAGAAAACTCAATTCTTTACAAGTGATGATACAAATACTGATCCTACCGTTATTGCTAACATGAAAAAGTTGCAAGCGCAGAGAGGTGGATCAACAAATATTTTGAATAATAAGTTCAACGATGTTGCTGGAACGCTTATATCATCGTTAGCTGGAAATAGTATTGTAACGGGTGCTGTTACAGCTTTAAGCTCACCTTTACCTCCCGAAGTAGGTAAATTTTTTGGAACCGTTCAAAAAAGTTTTGGTAATTTGGGAAAAAATCTTAAAGAAACATCGTCAGCTGAATTTTTGAGAACCATAAAGAGAACAACTGATACTGTTGTTTTGTATATGCCTGATAAAATAACTTATAGTAATGCACAAAATTATGGTGAATTACCACTTGGTGGAGAAGTTAAGTCTTTAGCTGGAGCCTCAGCCGCAATGCAAGAAAGTTCTGCAACAAATATATCAACATTTGCAGCGTTTCTTGGTGCTGAAATTTCACCGGTTGCCAATAAAGAATTAGGTGCCATAGCTACGGCCGTAACGCAAGTTGTTAAAAATCCAATGTTAGAAGTAATGTATAAAGGTGTTGCACTTAGAAAATTTAATTTTTCTTTTTCTCTTTGGCCAAGGTCTGAACAAGAAGCTGAAGAAGTACAAAAGATAATTGAGTTATTAAGATTTCATCAAGCACCTGAAATTAAACAAAATACTGGTGGTTTCTTTTTGATACCACCTTCAGAATTTGATATATCATTTATGTACAATGGAAAAATAAATCCAAACATGGATAAAATCTCAACTTGTGTGTTGACAAACATTTCTGTTGATTATACACCAAAAGGTTTTCATGCATTTGAATCAATTGATTCGGTTGATAATCCACAATTAGGTGGAACTGGTATGCCTGTTGGTATAAATTTAGCACTATCGTTTATGGAAACACAAATCATCACGAAAGAATACTATAGAGTTGGTTTTGATATTAATAACAATATAATGTAAGGAATTTAATATGGCAAACTATTTCTATAACTTTCCGACAACATATTATATCAATACAGATGATAACACCAATTTAGATGTTGTCACCGATATCACTAAGCGTATTGGATTTGAACAAGAATTCAAAAAGAATTCAGCTGCATATTTCAAAATTCTTGTTACAGACGATGATACTCCTGAAATTTTAGCACACAAATTTTATGATGATGTTGAAAAACATTGGATCATTTTGATGATGAATGATATTGTTGATGCTCAATTTGATTGGCCAATGAAAGAACAAGATTTATATAAATTTATTGAAAGTAAATATGTTGATAATGCTTTAGCTGGACAAACCGGAACTGATTGGGCGCAAAGTAATACACAGTCATATTTTAAAATTGAAACAAAAACTATTGTGCAAACTGGTCAAATAACAACAGAGAAAATTACTATTGATGCCAATACATATGCCAATGTTGCAGTTACTAGTGCATCGTATACATTAAACGATGGTTATCAATTAAGCATAGATGTTACAAAAGAAACACAATCGTATTTTGATTATGAAGTTGAGGCTAACGATGAAAAAAGAAACATCATCATACTTAGACCAGAGTTTGTTCCTGCTGCAATCAATGAATTGAAAAACGCATTTACCTTGAGCTCATAATTATGCAGTTAAGTCAATTTGAAGTAAAAACGATGGCAATCTTTTCACCAAACAAAAACATTTCGGTGGATGTTAGTTCAATATATGAAGAATTGAATATTTACGATAGTGTGTTGTTTAATACAATTTCAGGTAACATTTTTATTGCTGATGCTATTGGTTCATTGAAAGGTTTTGATTTTGATGGTTCCGAATACTTAAAAATTGAACTTTCAAAAGAAGGTGAATTGTATCCTTACAATGGTGTATTTAAGATTTATAGTCAAGGTGATAAGAAGATGCTTTCTTTAGGAAGCACACGATACCGTTTAAATTTTATTTCATCAGAATATGTTGACTCAATAAAGACCAAAGTTGTGCAATACTATTCGGATACTTATTCCAATATTGCAAAAAAAATTCTGAAAGATTATTTAAATGTACCAACAAAAAAATTAAATGGTGTAATTGAGAATTCTCAGGGTGTAAGAGATGTTGTTATACCTACATTAGAACCATTAGAAGCTATAACTTGGTGTTCAAAGAGAGCCTTAGACTCCAACGACAAACCAACTTTTCTGTTTTTTGAAAACACAGATGGTTACAATTTTACTTCAATATCAAATATATTCAAGCAAACACCGTTGGCAAATATTAACTTTTCACCTAAAAACGTAATTGATAATTTTGGTAGTGATTTCGCAGGCGTGAGAGATTATGAAGTTATAGACCAATATGATTTTATTGAGAGTGTTAAATCAGGTGTATATGCAAAAACATATAGGGGCTATGATATTGCCCGTAGAACATTTGTAGAATTTAAAAGTGATAGTTTTAAGGATCAAGTGGGAATTACTGCTGCAAATCCAAATAAAAACAAAACACCAGATGGTATGGATTTAGATAGAGCATACCTTTCTCAAATTGTTTCTTATTTCTATAATTCAAAACCAAAAGGTAATGAAGAAAGACCTGAAAAGTGGTTATTGCAGAGAGAATCTATTCTAAGAAACCTATTTGCAAAGAAAGTTAGAATTGAGATGGCTGGTAATTATACATACACATCCGGTAAATTACTAAATGTTTTTATGCCAAAGTTTTCTGTTGTTGTCGATAATGATAGAGAGAGTGGATTAGAAAAGAATTTATATGGTAAGTATTTGATTATAGCAACAAGACATAAGATGACTGCACAGGGTAGAACCCACACAACAATAATGGATTTAGTTACAGATTCAACAAATTGAGAATGATATGTTATTAACACAGGGATTTTTTGGGATAGGGATTGTTGAGGATAATGTAGACCCACAGGGTTTAGGTCGAGTGCGAGTACGAATTTATGACATACATGGTAGTGATAAGTTAAAGATACCTACATACACATTACCGTGGGCTAATGTTCTACACGCAGCTAATTACAGCAGTCACTACGAGAATATAAAAATTAATACATGGGTTTTTGTTACAACCTTAGATGGACAGAATGCACAAGAGATTGTTGTACTTGGTGTCTTTCCTGGAATTGTTCCTGAAACTCCATAATATAGGAAAGTTTAATGACTGACGCAGAAGCCGCACAATTATTGGGATATCCAAAACCATTTGATCCTAGTGACCCTAAAGGTACACCTCGTGAATTGTTGGTTAATATCAATAAAGCAATTCGTCCAACTCTACAAAAAGGTATGGAAGATCAACAAGCTGGCGAATTAACTATACCAAGATTAGCCCGTGGTGTGTTGACAGGTACTCTTGTTGGTGATTTGAATAATCAATTAGCACACAGCTGCGATTTTGTTTTAGAAGCTAGAAAAAATTTAAAATTGAGAGAGTTTATTGCTGCTATAGCATCGTCAATTAAAGCTGGTATTGTAGAACTCTCAGCGGCATTAGGTCTTGAACCGACAGGAGTTTTATCAAGAGCAATTGCTTTTTTAAGAAAAATGACCTCTTATTTGAAATATATTAAGAAAAATTTTATAGATCCAATTATAGAATTTCAAAAATATGTTTTATTGTATATTGCAGAAATCAAACGATTAATTGAGTTTATTAACAATTTACCAGCTAAAATAAAAGCTTTATTAAAAAACTGTTTAGCAAATCTTTATCGTTTACTGAATAGTATTTTTACAGATATTGTTACTGAAACTTTAGGAACAGGTGATGATAGTATTGGTGCAGCTATATCATCAGCACAACAATTAGCGGCGCAGGCTACAGAAACATATAATGGTGTTAAAACTATTATCAATACCGGTTCTACTATTGTTAACGAAGTTAAGAGTATAGATTTAAATGTTAATATAAATGCTGCAAGTTTTTCAGATGTATTACCTTCAAAGGAATCTATTGAAGCTTATATTAAAACTATACCAAATTCTACAGCTGTACAATTAGCAAATCCACCACCACAACAACAAAGGAGTTCTCCTTAATTATGGCAACACAAGAATCCGCATTTGTTGGATATAACAATCAATGGACAGAACCCGAATCAACTGTCGGTGTATTTCCATACAATAATGTAACGCAAACTGAATCTGGACATTCTTTGCAATTTGATGATACACCAGAAAAAGAACGAATTAGATTACAACACCGTGCCGGCACATTTATTGATATGCATCCAAATGGTGATGAGGTGCATAAAGTTTTTGGCGATGGTTATGAAATTACCATCAAAAATAAAAATGTATTAATTAAAGGCGTGTGCAATATTACAGTTGATGGTGATTGTAACATGAAGGTTGGTGGAGATTATACTGTTGTTGTAGATGGTGATTATAATCTAACAACAAAAGGTAATTATACAGTAGGTGTTAAAAAAGATATAAAAATATCATCAGATGAAGATGTTAAATTGTCATCATCTAATCCCACCGGTTCGGTACTATTAGATGGAGGAGGATCAGGTGGTGAACTTATATTTAATTCAAATATAAGAGTTGACGGAGACCTTACAGCGTTTAATTTATTTGCACAAGATTTAACTGGACTGAGCGGAAGAGTTGATGCAGCTGGTGGTGTTTCTGCTGGTCCATTGGGATTCACTTCAGGCCTTGGTGGATTATCCCTTGGTGTTCCTACACCAGAAACACCAGTTGCGGTACCAGGAAGTATTTTTACAGACGGTCCAATCACCTCATTAACATCTGTTATTTCTGAATTAGGTTTTTTTGGGACCGTAACTTGTGGTATAATGGATGCTGTATTGATGACAGATATTATCACATCAGCCATTTATAATTCACACATACATACTTCACCTAAAGGACCGACAAGTCCACCTTTGATGCGATTTTTTGGAGTTTAGATTATGCCTACAACTAATAATGCTACCGGAGTATACGCCACATTGGGTTATAATTTTAATGACCCTAATAGTGATGTGAAAGAATTATCAGCAAATACTCTTGCACACCTGAATTCGATGCCGTCATTTATCACGACATGGCAAGCACAAGACATTGCAAATAATACAGTTAGCGGTTATTATAAAAATCCTGTTTCTAATGATGCAACAATAATCAAAACTACAGCTAATGATATCATCACAATATACGATACCGCTAATACTGTCCCAGGTCTTGGTACAATTTACACTCTTGCTAAAAGTTTAAAAAATACAGCAAATTCTTTCATATGGCACACAAACAGATTATCTGGTGTAGTTCCATTTGTTGGTCAAGACTCTGATTATCCATACTATGATACGGCTGTGCCTTTGGGTAAAACAGCCTTGTATATTACCAATCAAACAGATTCAATAACAAACACATCACCTATACTTGGTAGTTTTACTAGTATTTTGGTTGGCCCACAAGTCAGTGCAAATGCAAATATTGTTTATCCATATGTAACTACTATTAATAACAGTATTACAACAACGACAACAACAGATCCAAATGGTAATGTAACAGTAACGTCAACAACCAATTTAACGGCTGGACAAATTACGACAATCGAAACTGGTTTAGCTGCAGCTAATACTTCTCTTGGAACAAGAATGGATCACGATTTCATCTATTTTTCAAAATTAAAAAGTTTTGTTGATAATTATAATGCTACTAAGAAATTTGTAAATATGGGTGAAACTGAATCATATTTGGTTAATAATTTTATTGGTACGGACAAATTATTGTCAAGAATCAACTCATAAATAGAACATGGCATCCTCAATAATCAATAGGCAATATAGTGACCTGGACTTGAATTTTAATATTCATCCAGTTAAGAAAGATATTAACATCTGGACTGACGAACAGGCTGTTATCCACTCTGTTCGGAACTTGTTGGTTACAAATCATTATGAGCGTCCATTTCAACCAGATTTAGGTTCCAATATTCGTAGACTTTTATTTGAACCACTTGATAATATTACAGCATCAAATTTAGATAGAGAAATTAGGCAGACTATTAAAAACTTTGAACCTAGAGTTAAAGTATTAGCTTTGGACATTACACCTAATGAAGATCAAAATGCTTTTGGAATATATCTACAATTTGATATTATTAATAGAACTGAACCAATAACAATAAGATTTATGCTGCAACGGATAAGATAAAATGGCAAACCGTTTACGAGTTACCGAACTTGATTTTGACCAAATCAAAACAAATTTAAAATCATTTTTAAAACAACAAACCAAATTTCAAGACTATGATTTTGAAGGCGCTGGTTTAAACATCTTGCTTGATGTATTAGCTTATAACACACACTACAATGCATATTATTTGAATATGATTGCCAATGAGTCATTCTTAGATACTTCTATTCTAAGAGATTCGGTCGTGTCTCATGCTAAGATGTTGAATTACACACCATATTCATACACAGCACCGGTTGCTATTATCAATGTAACAATTGAAACCGGTTCATCAACACCTGATTCTATTACTATTCCAAAAGGTTACACATTCCAATCTGATGTGATTGATGGTACATCGTACACTTTCACAACACTTAATGAGTACACAGTAAC